CTTCTATTCTACCTCTTTTCTCCGGGTTTCGTATAACGGTGAAAAACTGGGACAGTCCCTCGGGGTTCGGGACAGTTATCGACCTGCTGTGAACCGCTTCTATCAGGTCACCCCAGAGGATGTACCGGGAACCTCCCGACATCCCGGCAGTATCGTAGGTGTGCCAGCCCGGATGGTCGGAGTCACGGTAATGCAACCTTCTATATCTCAAGTCCTGGGCCATAGCTATAGTCAAGATCCCCCAGTCGTTATCTTCAATTGCCCATATGGGAGCATCATATCTATTTAATAAATCCACGGACGCCACGGCGAGTTCCGTGGGATTGATAACCTGGCTGCATATATCAGCTACTATATACCCGGTTACACTGTCCAAAACAACGGTAACGGCAAAGTCCTGTCCGGCTCCGTGAGATGTATCCGTACCTGCGGCATATCTCTTCCCTTCCTGGAACTGCTGGTAAATATTGGCCTGTATACCATTGCCAAGAGTCACTTTCTCTACCGGTTCCTTCAGGTCCTGCTTCATCTGGCTCAATATGTCCATGTCAAAGGCGGCGATAGCTCTCGCGGGAGCAAAAGCTTCCTCTTCCGTTTCGGGATGCTCCTTCTGGAACAACGCCTGGTCGGGATACTGGGATTTCCGCTCGTCATACCACTGCTGGTCACGGTTGGGACGAACTCTCCAGCCAAAGAACAACTTCTTAAAGCCATTAACCGGGGAATTCTGGTACAACTGCTGGAATAAAGACCCCATCCGGTAGGGATTAACAGTAGATGTCACCACCAACTGGCCGTTATTATCATCGAGGCCCGGTTTCACCGAGTTGTAACAGGCATCTAAATATTCATGGAAATCGGCCTCGTCAATTACTACCAGTGTCGGGTTCAGTCCCCGGCCAGCCGCTTCAGTGGACGGCATGGTGATAATCCTCGCACCGTCCTGGAAGGTCATCTGCTCCCGGTTGTCCGGCTGGCTTAACGGCTGCTGGAGTTCCGGCGGCAGGGACTCGTAAGTCGCTCTCGACTTGGACAGGAACTCCCAGGCATCCCTCTCCCCTTTAGAGAAAACCAGCGCAAGAGCATTCGGCGTAAAAGAAGCATGATGGAGGACAAAGGCCGAAAGAATGGTCGTAATGCCGATCTGCCTCGACTTGGCCCAGACAACCATCTTGCTGCTGCCAAGAGTGCTGATCGCATCGTCAAGATGAGGCCACTGCTCTAACTCCACCATCCCCGTTCCGGGTTCGATTACCCGGACAAAAGGAAGGAAGTGATCGAAACTCCTTCTTGCCAATTCCAACCGTGCAAGATGGCTGGCCTCCCGAATTGTCTCATCAGTTAATGTCATGCTAAAACCATCACTTCTTGGAATAACCGCTTTGCAGCTATCTCACAGTACCTTTCCTCAATCTCTATGCCGATTGCCCGCTTGCCTAGATCTTTAGCAGCCCTCAGGACTGTTCCGCTACCCATAAATGGATCTAATATGAGATTGCCGTGATTGGCTACCATCAATTGACGGAAAAGCTCTACAGGTTTCTCAGTAGGATGGTAGTGATTGATTGTTCTTGGAACATGAATAACATCGGGAATACGCTTGATAAATCTATGTCCCGGGCCGGGATAAAAACATATCGCTTCCCACTGCTTGCCATGCTCATGCTCTAAGTCCCCGGCAGACCAATCGTCCTTTACCCATGCCAGGAGACTCTTCGGAAGAGGTAGATATGGAAAGACATCCCAGCGAGTGCAAACATAAGTTCCCATATCAGCCATAGAGATCAATTCCTCAATAATACCTGCACCAGTACTACGGTCTCCTTGAATCTTGGGGAACCTATAACTTGAAGCCCGCGGGCCAGAGTTTATCCCCTTGCCAGTCGATCTGTACCGTGACTGAAAGTTAATGCCGTAAGGTGGGTCAGTCATCACTAAGTCAACCATGCCAAGACTCGGCAGAATCTCCTGACAGTCTCCATGATAAATCTCTATCCCACCGTGGGAGTAGTAAGGTTTTATTGTCATATTATTTCACCGTAACACTCCGAAACAGGCTACCAGAACACCTCCCCTATAGGGGAGGAGGTGTTCTGTTACGCTTCGTAAGGATGTTATAGAACATGGTTTTGTATCTAGCTTTTGTCTGTCCAGATATAAATCGATGGACCGTAACATCTGCCGTAACACCTCAGAACATGTTACGGTAGTGCCGTAACACTTTGCGTAACATTGCAGAACATGCCGTAACAAGTCGTTATTCGTATCTAACATTGCCGTAACACTTCATCGGCCATCACTCAGTGGGGAAGCCGAGACAAGAACTTTAAAAATTTAAAATAAAATATTTGCAGAACGCAAAACAGAATCCCGAAAACTGTCCAGACCAAAAGAGTCAGACCAATCATCACCACGGCCAGTATTCTTGGATAATTAGCACGGATTCTCCTAATCATGACGTAAGTATACAGGGCCTGGTTATTCCTGGATATGTGAAGTTTGAAAAATGGGAATCTGTCGCTAGCACCCCCTCCGCCCTCCTAGTACCCCCAGGCCTTATGGTACCGTCGGATATCCCCCCTCCGGCTCAAGGTTTCAAGGGACCATACCCCTACCATCAATCAAGAGACAAGAGGCCAGCAACCGCAACCACTAGCTGCCACTTTCAGAGTCAACCACTGAGCCATCGACTATGCTCCCTTGATTCAAATTAGCTAACCGGAGTAACTCGTTCATGGTTAAATCATTGAATGACAGATTGATATTCGTTGATTGCGTGGTAACTTCTGATTTGACTATATTGAATCCTAACATTGATGCAACTAGCCCGTAAGCTTTGAGTCTGTCTGCGTTTCTGTCTGCGTTTCTCCCTAGCTCTAAGACTTCAGACACTATCATTTCCTTGCTAATCGCTAGATCCTGGACTATTGGCTTATTTATTTCATCTCTCAAAGTAGCTAGTCTGGTCTGTATCTGGTCTGTTTTGGCTAGCTTACTAGCTCGAGGAGAGATTGTTGCCGGATCTGTTACGCGACACTTGTAGCTGTCAATGTATGACTCTGTTAATGACATACCGCTAATTATATTTTGTGCGAATTGTTCCTGGCGTTTACTTAGCATTAGCCAATTCTAGCAGATCAAACCAATTTGGAAAATTGCTCTAAAATACTTGCTATATTAGAGATTATAAGATATCATTGACTAATCAAATAAAGGTAGGTAATGAGAGATGGACACCACACGCCAAGACAATATTTTTATCAGAGACCATGAAATAGCTTTTCAGCAAGCTATAGCTCAAGGCCATTTAACAGATAACGAGAATGATACCAATTATGCTGGCAATTTCATGTATATGAATAGCGAGCATATAGAATCACGTTTAGACATTGATTACTTCAAGCATAGCAACACAAGAGAATACCTCAAAATTCACGTTGAATACGCAAAACCTCATTCCCATATCAGCGGATCAAAGGTAATTATTTAGTGCTTCACTCCGACCAATAGAATCTATTGGTCGGAATTGATCCAATAAATAAAGGATAGGTAAGTGATGACTAAGATGTATTTTTACATAGATAGGAAGAATCGAATCAACCAAGTAGGCAATCGTAGTGTGTTAGAGAGTAACAACATTGATTTATTCGACATTGTCAATCAATACAATCTCCCAGGAGACTTTCCCATCACACAAGACAATCTAATCAATATGGATAATCAGAAACTAGTGAACTACATTTTATCCATGCAAGGAACTCAACACGCCAAAGCTATAAAGCAATCCATCATAACAGAATGTTACCTTGTCTCAATTGGAGAGCTAGACTAGAAAACCAGGCTATCACAAAATTTAATTTATAGGATGATGATGATGTTAACGACCAATTTAAATCTAAGGTATCTCACGCATTTAATAGAAAATGATTTATCCACTACAGACAAGACCAGATACCAATTAGCTTATGCTAATCTTGTTAACCTGGCCAATGGTAACGATAAGGTAAAGATTACCACTGCAACTGTTGCCAATAGAAAACAATTATTATCATTTGCCCAGGATGTCATAAAAGCATATACCGCCAGGCAAGACGGTTTAGACATACCTTTACCAGTAATGCCGTTATCATGGGCAAGTGATGCCATATTCAAGGCTAAGCATGGGATGCATAAAGGAACATGGGCGGAATCTTATAATCGTCTATTCAATTGGTTTTATGGTTTTGACTATAAAGGTCTAGCTATTTTTGCATCGAATGGTAATTTAAAATTGCCCTTCCAAAGCTTCTCAGCTCTACCTTTGGTCACGTGTCCGGGCGCTGATTCATGTATTGCCTATTGTTACAGTTTTAAAGCTTTCCGCTATCCCGGCGCGTTCATGCGTCAACTGGTTAATACTTGCAGATTAATGAGTTTTAATGGTAGGCAAGAGATAACCAATGCTTTTATGTCTATTCCCAAAAATGAAACGGTACGCTTATACGTGGATGGAGACATTTCAACGTTACGCGTATTGGAGTACTGGTTCAACCTGGCCAAAGCCAGGCAAGATTTACGCATATATGGATACAGTAAATCCTGGGAAATATTCCTTGATTATCAGGCAACTGGTAAAGACTTCCCAACTAATTACATTCTTAACCTATCAGGCGGGAGTAAATACGAATCGCCACTATATGCCAATGTAAAAGCTAGAGTCTCTCAATTGCCAATCGTGCGAGGCGAATTTATAGCTGTAAAAACTGATATACATATGCCCAAGGGGAACACAAGCAAAGAGATACGCAAAAGTTCTAACTGGCTTAAATATCAACAGGCTGTTATGGATGCATCAAAAAAGTTAGGACATGAAAAGGTTTTTGTGTGTCCTGGCAAATGTGGCGATTGTTCCGCTAAGACCCATGCTTGTGGTAACCCGGCATTAAACATACCGATCGCTATAGCGGTTCATTAAAGACCGTACACGCGCTTTATTGAGTCTCTCTGAGTATTAGTACTGCTAATACTTGGAATTGGTCCAATAAACAAAATATAAAGGATAGGTAATTAGATGATTAATACTAGAGAATTCAAGAGCTATAAAGCTATGTTGGACTACATGCGATTAGATGCTGAAAGTAAGGGCAATAAACTATGTTATGGGGTCGGTAACGATATGTCCACACCGTACTACACGTTTAAATCTGTTAATGCCGTTAATTACTGGCC